AGGTCCGTCCATTTCAACAATACTTCCTTTTCTGTCTTGGCTGTCTCGATTTCAACACCATCCACATCATCGCACGTATCAAGGACAATACAATGATTCATATAAGGATCGGTTTCTCCATAGCGCATGAAGGTAGATCCAATGAAGGTAACTTCGTCTCCTTTGAGACTAGGAAATAATCGGGTCAGAACTTCATTCGTGATCTGTACCTTTTGGTCGCGATCAAAATCTTTGTTTAATAACACATCAATTATGCCATCGCTGCGTTGCACCCGCTTTGCCTTTCCGCGATTTCCAAAAGAGGAATATCGGGCTGTATCCTCACCATTTGCCTCTATCTGTTCTCCTTCACCTTCTCCAGAACCTGTATATTGCATGTTTTCCTTGAGCTGTTCAAATAGACTGTCGATGGTTAGGCATATGCGGTTGTCTTCTTCTGTATTCGCTTGTTTTGCCTGTTCCAGTGTCTGATTCAATAAAATCTGTAGTAATTTCACAACTCGTTGTTCCGAAGGTTGTTTTTTGGGATAAACTAAATCTACATCGTCAAATGTATCGTAGCCAAATGATGACATGATTAATTTTTTTAGTAGGTCGCCACTATTGTTTTCGTTTAAGAAAGCAAGTTGTTTCATAAAGATATCGACAATAGTCGCTGCTAAACGCTTGTATGATTTGATGGGCATAGGGAAATCACCATGACTACTACTAGCCTCAATATCAAAACTACATATCTTATAAGGAACAATAGCCTCTTTCTCTGGTTGAGCAATCAATTCTTTCATGGGGCAAATATACTCAAATTTACAAGTGGTTGTTTTGATTGGAGCTTTCAATACCCGCTTGGTCTTGAAACAAACCCATCCAGAAGGGCTTATGTTATTTAAGTGAAGGTATCGAAGTAATGGTGGTATATTGCTCTCGTACAATTCAGTTTCGACCTCGTTATATACGATATTTTTGCGGATTCTATAATCTCCTCCTGGAATCTGCTGATCTTTTGGGATATATTCGTACCAAAGTCCCTTGTATTTGTTCATTGCTGCAGTATTTTTGAAAGATATTTTTACGAATTTATGTTTGGCACCTCCCGAAAATCCATACAATTTATGATGATCGACCAACTCGGTACGGGTGATAGATTCATTAAAACGCTTGTCTAACTTTGGATTCGATTGAAGATTTTGAATAAAAGCATTCATTTTTGTTTTTGTCCAATTATCACCAACTCGGACATAGAAGAATGGTTCATAATCATTGACGTAGAGGCAACATGTTTCTCCTTTCTCGTTAATACCAAATATTTGGATAACGAATCTATTTTCATCTTTTTTTGGTGGAGAATATTTATATTGTTCAGCGTCCTCATCGGAACCACTTTCAATATCATCCTGAGGAGGTGTCTCATCATAGATATGAAAGTCAATTAGACGAAATGAACGCGTTATGCTAGGTACTCCATTTTTCTTAGCAACAGTTGTCATTTTATATGGGATAGATTATCTAAGACGCTATGTTTAGATTTGTTTGATTTATTTGTATTTGTTCTGTTGATAATATATATATCAATTTTTAGCTGCATGGACCCAATAACAATCATTGTGATTTTGTATGGTTCATGTATCACTGTAGGCACAGCATGTGTATATGTGGCTAGCATACGCATTTCAAATAAAATATATGATTCAGAGTTGTTCAGAATGTTTAGATAATTTCTGTTTCTATTTCAATAAACATATGAATCATAACTGCTATCTTATTATGGTAAAATACGCAAGTGAGCAAACTATGTTGTATATGGCGTCTATATTATTCTATTTAGAAGATACGAAACATTGTCTTCCATTAGAAGACATAATGGTAGCATAAATAACGAATTGTAATATTATTCGTTATTTACTGTAAGGATCAAACAAAATATCTGCCCCATATATAATGTATTGCAAATATAGCGAAATCTTCGGCAAGGTGAATACAGGAGTTCATGCTTATAGGGTTTTGAATATAGCAATAATAGATGTTATACTAACATTTATCGGTGCTTACATGATCCATTTGATGATACCATCGTATAATTATTGGACGATATTAGTATTACTATTTATTTTAGGTATTATTCTGCACCGCATATTCTGTGTTAGAACTACAATAGACAAATTATTATGGTGAAACTGATTTTCGTACAGAATCAACCCATGAGACAAGTTCATCTGTTGATCTACCACCCTCATACTTGGTGAAAGTTTTATTAGTGATTGATCCCATGGTTGGATAACCATTCACGTTCGGTTTCATTACGTTTACATCAATAATACCTGCATTTTCAAGGTTTGCCAATTCGCTGTCAAGATCAGATACCTCTATTTTTTTAATTGTTAGCGCGCGATCATCATTGTTATCTATCTGTTTGCTCATATCATCCCATTGAGGCATAAGTTGTTTACAATGTCCACACCAATCTGCATGAATTAATAAGATCATAGGTTTATGATTGTCTATGCCATCTGCGTCATTCTGTTCTACATCATGCTCAATATCAATGTGTATATTTTCTACAGTTTCACTGCGATCATCAGAGTGAATACTGTCCATAATACGATCATGCATACGTTCGAATATAGACATGGGTGGGATAGCAACCTTTATAATATTCATATTCGTATCAAGGTTGATTGGTTTGGTAGAAGAAGGAGAGCGCTTCTGTATTTTAGCAATGTTTTTCTTCTTATTCCTAACCGTTTTGTTTTTCTTCTTATTTTTTTTTGATGTATTCTTCTTAGTTGTCGCAGTATTCGATGCATTCGAATTTTTACTTTTCTTGCTCGATGATTTCTTAGTCGACTTTGTATTTTGTTTAACGGATTTCTTGGTCGCCATTATATAGTATAAACGTATATATTCTTATCACTAAATATCTAGGGGGGTCTATAAGGAGGCCTGAAAATAAAATACCATATATTATATATATTACAGCAATACAATGGATATGTACAGGAAATTCTTTATTGCATTTTTAATTCTAACATTCATTCTAGGCCTATATGTTATCATGTTTCATGATGTACCTAAGTGTTCAGCTAAAACCAACCGAGGTACACAAGAGGGACTCGTTGGACAACAAGAAACATGTCCAAATTTATTGGTTCAACGAGGTGATGTCTTAATGTTGCATAATACAGATCAACCAATAGTCGAAGGAACGAATCCAATGCCTTTTTTTAATTTAGATGAATATATCCACTATGTTAAATTACAGAAGGATCGGGGTATTGATTGTCCGGTTTTATTCATTCAACAAGAGAATAATGCACAAGGCGAAGATGTATATCGCATCCGCCCAGGACCATTTGATCCTCAGGGGGGTCTACCAACAGAGACGAATGTGTCTGCTGAGGTTATGGATAAAATAACCGGTATTATTCAGCACAAAGATGCATCTAGAGACAATCCACCTTATAATCAAAATAATTATCCAGGAATAGATCCACAGGGACTCCATATTGGTCAGTATACTGATATAGACGCGAGACACGATTCGACGAATTCAAAGACAATTAGCGACAATCCAATGGACTCAAAGTGGGCGGGCGTTTCTTATACACAACAAATGATCGAATCTGGTAAATATGCTGAGAATGAAATTAGCAAACCAACCCTTTTCAATCCCAAAACAATATTTTTACCATCATTGCCTACCCACATTCCTCCTCCCAAAGACATTATCTAATCTACGTTGCGTACTAGTCCACATAATAAACCTATCACACACAATATAATGCATACAATCACAACTGAAACGAGTATTCCTATTAGGGGGTCCATATATAGTATTGATATTGTTATACATGTGTTATCTTTATGCGAATTTTCGCGTAGATTTCAATGTAGGTGTGTAAAAATTGATTTTTTATTATATTTTTGTTTCTGAAGAATATAATAAATTGATTATGCAACCTATCATAATTGAAGGACATAAAGGAGTTATGCCACTCGATTTAAGCGGAATCGAACCAAAATATCACAAAATTATGATTAAGCAACATGATGCGGATATCAAAGAATATAACCGGTATCAAAATAGCTTACCATCGCGATTACGGTATGAAAACACGAATGCAAGAATAATGAAGTCATTAAACTTAGAACAACATATAATAACGCAACAAAATCTGGCGAAACAAGTAGACCAAATGGAAAAAGACAAACGTTATCATGAACAACAAACCCGGTATTTACAATCGAAATCTGTAGATCACAATCATAAAACATAGGACGATTGTAATAGAATAGGGTGATCGAAGTATGTTTTCTTAGTGATTATATGTACGATCATTTCACTTTACGACATTTAAACGTTTTATTTCGACCAAATCCCGGTTTGCATTTCTTTACACATCGTTCTGATTGAGGATTGAAGTCTTTATCCTCATCTACACAAGCCTTATATTGTATAGACTTTGATTGATCCTTTACACACCGACGTGATGCATTGCGTTTAAATCCAGGCTTACATACATTTATACACCTCTTTGTTATTGGATAATACTCCTTTCCATCTGGACATTCTCGAACGATCTCAATACTTGCTTCTTTTGTTTTAGAAATAGAGATAGGATCTTTTGATATTTCCTTTATTTTATCTTCAATTTTTGCCGGAACGGATATACCAGATACAATCAGATTGTCATCAAATTTCATATTATGTTTTTCTAATAGTCCACTATCATCAAGGATACGCTTGTAGTGGGCCATTGACTCATTCGGTAAAAGNCGCAAGTTTAAATTGGGATCAACCATATTCATAAATAGAACTTTAAGGTTCTTATGAAGATCTGGACTAATCAAATGAACACATCGATTTAATACGTAGATTAATCCCATTCCAACACCATAGCTGTCTGTTGTATCAATGGATTTGTTCAAAAATTTATCATATTCATCATTTTCTAATTCGATGGTTAGAAGATAAAATCGCTGTAAGGCCTTTTCAAATAATTTGCTTCGCTCGGCTTTAGTTGCATCAATCGGAGCAATACTTTCAAAAAAATAACCACATTTATAGTGTATGTCATCTAAATATGTATTATATAAATTCTGTTTACGATGAGTATATTCACTAACATGTTTTTCGTATGCATTTTTTTGCCAAAAAACAATTTCAAGAGGGAATGACCAATGATAATTCTCGGCTAGCCAATAATTGGAACGTTTGACACTATTGATAATAGTCTCCTTATTTGTCATAAGACCAAAATCAATGTAGTTCAATCTATTATTATGTTCATTATAGACGATATTTTGGTGTTTTAAATCATGGTGTACGAGTCCGTTTTCTGCAAATAGCTGGAGCCCGTGAAATAGTCGGCTTACTTCTAACCAAAACAATTCTATTTTACTCTTATTTTCAGGGGTTGCTTTCCAATTGGCATGAATGTGATCGCCAAACTGTTCTAAATTTTTACCACCGTTTTTCATTAATAGTAGTTTATATTTCTCCATTTCGCTCGGTTTAAAATCTCGGCACCGGTGAATAGCTTTTATGTTTTCGGTCGAATCTTCGATTAAGCAACTTGTTGGTTTTCCTAAATAAATGTCCAATTCTGGATCTGCATTTGAAATACCCTTATATTCTTTCAATTCTTGGTTTGCATTGATCTTTGTCATTAATTTGGAGACAATGTCATTCTTACGTCTTGTTCGATTTCTACATTTTAGTTGTGGTTTATGAACACAACCATAAGTTCCCTCGCCGACAACTAATGAATCCTCTATTGGATTTATTTTACGAGTAGACTTTTTACGTGTAGTTATTTTTTTCATACCAGGTAATTGTGGAATAGATCCCAAAAGCATTTTTTTGGGCGTCGGTTTTGCCATATTCCTCTTAAATATTTACAATACATTGAGAAATTTTTCGTAAAAATTGATAACTTCATTGTACAATTGCTTCCAAACATTAACATACAACCATGGACGTGAATAAACCCAACTATTACATTTACGCAGAAGAGAAATATTCTGTTCGCTTCCCGCTACAGTGGGCAACGAATCATATATCTAAAACAGGTCCAAATGATTGTGCTGAATGCAAATGCAATGGTTCATGGAATGGTGTGTTTATTGGATATTGTAGCAATTGTGCAATAACCATGTATGAGGGACACCGGGGACGAGGGTTCTCTTACCCAGGTGTTGAAAATACCGCAGATGAGGTGTTGTATATTGATAGTATGTTTACAACGTACTTGCGTAATCTTTGTCTCGACGAAATCGGTGATAAAAATATAGAAGATACACAATCTTTACTACGTAATCGTTCAAGAGACCAGTCGATTGCTCGTTATGTCGATACCAAATTGTTAGACGATAATAAAGAAGAAAATAAAATTATTCGAAAGTATTTATCATCGATTTGCAAATGACACAATGAACAATTCACGCCACGAGCGCGGTTCCATGTAAAACGTGTGTAATAGAGAATAAAGCCAATATATATACAAATAAAAAAATTGATGTTATTTGTATTTATGAATTCATAATAACCTTAATCGAAATACAATGCCAGAACATAATATTGAATTAGCAAATTATTACATTCACAAAGAATCCTTGTATTCAAGTCATTTCCCACAAGTATGGGCAGTAGAAGAACTGCCCACATGTGGTCCAAACAATTGTGCATCTTGCCAAGATGTCGGATTCTGGAATGGAGTATTTATTGGATACTGCAGGGATTGTGCGATAAATCATCATCACGGCGAACGTGGACGAGGATTAATCCAGACAGGTTTTGAATCCCGTGGACAAATGGAGAAGAAGTATCCAAGTATGTTTGATACCTATTTATCGGGAATAAATCTAAATGACGTTGGTGATACAAAAATCGATGATAGTCAAGAACGAATCTCACAGGAAATTTTGCAAGCACAAAATGAATTTTTAGAGTCAAATGATGATTTAGCAAATACTTGCCCAGATGAATATACAATTAGCTCCGTAAATCGATTACCATTTACTAGTTCATTTGATGAAGGATACGATTCATTTTAAACTACTATAAAAATAAATAATCATAAAAGTGTTTCGGGTTTCCGAAACACTTTTTTGTGTACAAATGGATTACCTAATTATGCAGTATCTACATCCGTATCCGCCATATCTTGAACAAGGTATTTCCGTATACTTTCTACTACAGATTTGCTTATCTTTCGTTGTTTACCATTCGTTTCACATACGATGTTCTCAATGCATTCTGGATTTCCCCGGATCTCCTGCATGAAATGTGAAAAATGCGTGAACTGTTTCATAATCGCGATGGCAGTTATAGAACTAATGCCAGGAATAGTGCATAAGATGATCTCACCTATATTGTTTGGTGTAATATTCGCTTTTTTCACCTTTTTCACAACGCTACAATAATTTTCCTCCTCAATTGTCGGAGGCAACTCCTCTGGGTTCTCTTCATCATTGGAAGATTTCTGGTCGAATTTCGTAAAATATTTTAAAAAAGGCCTGGACAAATAGTAGGGTGTCTTACCATTGCCTAATTCGCGATCCAGTTTGTCTGCCATATGTAATATCCATTCTGCAGATTCTGCGACAGTGAGCGTGCGATGAGTACTGAATCCTTTGAAAAACTGCAACGATGTTGTAGCTGACAAAATAATCTTTTTCTCCATAGGTGTACGGAGTTGTGAGAACATACCTTCTAACAAATAAATAACCGAATGTGGTGGAAATCCGCTCGCATTTAACAAACGATAGGACTGTTCTTCGTAACGCCCGTCTTTAATGGAGGATAATAAATCACTAAATGATTTTCTCTCGATAAGCAATACATCCTTACCGTCGTCAGTTTGTATCAATACATCTCCTAAATCGAGAACTTCCTTTGAAATCACGGCAAAAGACGGTGTAGATCGGGCACATAAAATAGAATAGCATTTTTCATAAAGTGCAGTTTCGCGTTCATCGATGATTACTTTCATTGTTTTACAGCGAATAGTACTATGTATGTATTCATTACATCTATATTGTTTTGTTAGGGTAATTAAAGCAAGGCGATCCTTGATTTAATTTGTTTGTATAATCTAACGGAAGTTCATAGGAAGAGAACCGATAGGACGAGATTGTCTTGTTGTACTGACAACAGGAATTTGAAGGACACTGAGACGTTGGGATGTACCATGTAAAGCAATGGATGTCCATGAATCACGTCCAATAAGGTAAGGGAGTCCGGCCTTTTTGGGTCCACCGTTAGTAGACTGGTTTGTGATGCTAGCAATAGAGCTTGTTTTCTTTGTACCGCTTAGGACCATAGTTGATTCTATTTATATACTACCTAAATATTTTATTTTACTATCCGAACATTTCAAAACAAAAGACACTTTAAAAAACAACATAAAAAATTGAGCGCATACTTGTTATACAATTCATCTTATTTATAGAATAACATGAATATGGATGACGACATTCGTATTGAAAAAAATAGTAATGGCACAGACACCTATGTATTTGATCCATACAATCCCCTAAATAAAGTTATTACAAAAGACGCGATTCAGAATATTTTACAAAAATATGGAATTCATGCACCTGTGCACAATTTGGAATTATACAAACGCGCTTTTATTCACAGATCGTACATTAGACGACCTGACNTGGAAAATGAATTGAACAATATCGTTATTCTCCCTAAACCAGACAACTGCATACCTCTGTCATCCAAGTCAAATGAACGTTTGGAATTCATCGGTGATGGTGTACTCGAATGTATAACCAAATATTATTTATATAGGCGGTTTCCGAAAGAAAATGAAGGATTTATGACAGAAAAAAAGATTGCACTTGTAAAAAATGAATCTATTGGACGCATTGCATATGAAATGGGTCTACATAACTGGATTATTCTATCAAAACATGCTGAAAGTAAACAGATTCGGACTAATCTAAAGAAATTAGGGTGTTTATTTGAAGCCTTATTAGGTGCACTATTCCTTGATTTTAATAAAATATCGGTTCACGATGACGACGGATGGTTTCAAAATCTCTTTGTAACGGGTCCTGGATTCCAAATGGCCCAAATTTTCATAGAACAAATATTTGAAAAACATGTTGATTGGATTGATCTCATTCGCAATGACGACAATTACAAAAATATCTTGCAGGTTATGATACAAAAAGAATTTAAAACAACCCCCGATTATATGGAAATGCAGCAATATGATCAAGAACATGGATATAAAATGGGTGTTTACCTATGTCTAGGTCAACCTGTGCACAATCTTTCGCATCATCAATCCATGTCGATTGAGAAAATACATTCCTATAATGATATTCACCAATACATGTCGAAAAATGGACAGATATTTGTATTCTTGGGAGGAGGTATTCATAAAATAAAAAAGAAAGCCGAGCAGATTGCATGTGAATCTGCAATTGCACATTTACAGTCATTCAAATAAATATTACATTTCATTCAATCCGACGAATTATAACCCCTTTTTGTTTGGCAAAATAGGCTACTAAACTGTCATTTCTATAGTCTTCCAAATAATGGATTTGATTGATTCCAGCTGCTATTAACAGTCGAACACAGATTAAACATGGATAATGGGTTATATACGCAATACTTTCATCACATGAAACGCCTCGTTTCGCACAATCACACAATGCATTTTGTTCTGCATGTAATGTGGCTTGTTCATGATCATCGCGGACAATACTGGTATGTGGACATCCTGGTAAAAATCCATTGTACCCCTGACTGATAATGCGATTGTCCTTTACGAACAAGCAACCAACTTTCAACCGATTGCAAGGCGAGCGCTTTGCAGTGGCTTGAACAATTTCCTTAAAATATTCTTCCCAATTTGGTCTATGAGTAGTCATGGTTATAGTGTGTATATCCGTTGTTTTTTACGTTATTTTTGCAGATCAATATGTAAATCAAAAATTGATGGTTATTCTGTATTATTATTTGTACATAACCAGAATATCAAATGATACCAATTTTAACAAATGACATACAAGATGGACAAACTTACTACATTGAGTACTATGGCCCTAATGGACTGATCTCAAAAAGACGTGGTACAGCGAACCATGATGGTTCATATTTAATACGATGGACCAACATTTTAACATATACCGGTACTAAACTGCCCATTACATGGGATTGGTTTCATACTTCAAGAACCCAACACAATGATGTAAATACAGCTTATTATTGGAAATACTATCTACCTACTGAATATAATATTAAACAAAAGGTTCATCGCGCCGACACAAAAATAATTTTATTGAAGATGTTATTATTACGACAATTCTATAGTACACGGATTGGAGATTCATCGACGATACAGGGGTTTGCTCAACTCAGGTTCGGGCTCTAGTATCATACACCGTATCTAATAAGAGAACATTATATGTATAAAAAATTGATTAAAAAATAAAAAAGGGTATATAATAACGAGCTTCTAACTTGGCTCATCCGTGGAACATCTCTCAACTGGGGGATGTCAGTAAAGTTAGACATTGACAGCGTGAAAAGCACAGGCGACTGTGTATAAAAGATAATAAAACTCATTCACTATAATAGGTACTCTCAAACATAATCGCTTACGTAAGGTTCCAGTGCGTTCTCATGCGTAATTGTATTATTTGAATTGCTAGTTCCCGAGAAGCGGTAAAACGTAGGCTCGGGGGGTGATGTTAATTATTTGGGTCATATATATTACCCCGTTCCCTCAATGTAATTGGATAATTTCAATCAGTTGCCTTTAAACAATGAACCTATATCGGTTGGCCACCATCTAGGAGAGGATTTGTTAAGAGAAAATTGGTTGAAAGAGTGCAAAAATGCTAATATCTTGTTTAGACAATGCACAAGGTAGACATCAAGGAATATCAACCCTCTTGACCGGAAATGTTCCTGTCAAATCCGTTTCGACGACGGAAAGCATTCCAGGGGGCGCCCTGAAATATAGTACATAAAAATATAAAAAAGAGGCTTCTAACCTAAATAGGCTTCATCTCACATAGTTAATAATCCACGGATTGTTAAGAGTCAACCATACCGGCATCCATCGTAGTATTAGACCAAATTGTATGAAAAAATGTAAGGTTAGACACAGATAGCGTGAAAAGCACACTCGACCGTGTATAAAAGATGATTCGACCCCGTTTCATCTGGACAATTGTCCCGTTCCCTCTGTGTAGTTTTGTCAAAGTGGTATTATTAAGAATACAATAAAATAGTGTTATACGAATATATTATGGTCTGATCAACTACGTATATTAGGATTTCATTGTTCTATTGTGTTGTTATTATACATCGTAGTATTAGACATAACAATGCATGAAATTAGTTTAGATATTGCACTAGTTTTTGGAGATAGAGTTTCCAAAACCCGTCTCGAATACGGGGAGCAATCCAGAAGACGTTCTGTTTTTTTATGATAATTATTTGACGTTATCATAAAAAAAAGGAGTAATTCTCTCTTTTTTTCTCTCTCTCTCTCTCTCTCTCTCTCTTATATCCTTTCTAGAAACATTGTATCTGTATCACCATTAGGTGTCCTGCATAACGGACAAGTCTTTGATAAACAATCATAATTGTTGTTATGATTGCGAGACGAAGGGAGTCTGTACCAACAAGAATTACAAAAATGATGGTTGCATCTTGTTTTTATCGTATTTACCTTATATATACCAGTCCATTTTGATTCTTTAAAATCCCATACTCCATGACATATACTTTCAAGGCATACAGGGCAATCTGGTGTATTTACATCTGAGTCATTGTTAATATCATTCGGGTCAAAACCTTTATTATATGCTTCCGATATGGGACGAAGTTTATGCCATCGATCACGTAATGCTCGTATTAATCGCGTTTTTGATAATGTAATTGGAATAGGAACTCGATTGAAATATTTTATATCGACATTGATCGTATTCCGAGAATCGCGTACAAAAGCCAAATTATTATCAAACGGGTTCGCATAACACATTAGTTTGAGCTCTTTGTAGTTATATGACGTGAAATCAGGACAAGTGTTTTCTAACATAACTAGTTGTAGTTTTTTGTATTTGCCTTTCATGGTACTATTACAGTCGGGTGCTGTATGGCGCGCGCTATCACAAAATAGACAGTTATGAGTCTGTTTTGGCATGATTGTTAATTATTTAAATTAGGGTTGAATACGTACGTCGTACGAAAAAATGATCAATTTTTTGTAATTATAAGCAGCATATATATATACAAATACAAATACTAATTACGATTCCGATACTATACATAAAATTGTTCTTTATTGTATGAATACTATTTTGTTATAATTGCATAAAAACATCATGGAATGGTCTCATAATCACGACAGAATGATGTCTGTTTTAGAACGTTTAGAAAATCCAAAACAATATATAGAATATTATTGTTGTTGTTTCGTTATATGGCGAAAGCGCGTACGATTGTCATCGACTGTAGATAAATATCCTACACAAACAGTGGAGGAATTCTCCAATGAGGAGGATTTATCCACTTGGACTGATGTTCCTTATAATAGTATGACCGAGAATCCAATTGCGAATGCTGAACATTCTGATAAATAACCATTACTAATTATTCTGGAATAAAAATATTCACGTATAGTATAATACAAGTATTTAACAATGTCTATCAATGGTATTTCTCCCAAACAAACTGTAAATAATTATAAAAGTGGTGAACAGGCACTTTCTCGTGGTGTTCTACGTAGATCATGGAACCAAATGCAAGCAACTGGTGTTGTTAAAAATAAGAACCGCGTTATCACCCCATTTCGCGCGGTGAACAATTTAGGTGATTTTCTTGCACGTAAAGATTTTGTATGCGGTGGGTCTAATCAGGTCAATGCAAGTAAGCCAGGATGGAAAGGGCATATTGGTTCCATCATTTCCAACTGTGATAGTAGTGGAATCGAGGGTGCTGCATGTAATCCCAAATTTGTATCTGATTCATCTGATTATATGAAATACAAAAAACAACGCGCAATGAATGTAAACTACAATGATAACTCATTTGGCGGCGACGAGAGCAATGCGTCATTTGTAAGTATGATGGCAGTTCGTCGTTAGGAAACTTATTTTTCTATCACTATAGTATAATCATCATAGTGATAAAAATGAATCAAACCAAAGATACTATGTCCCGATTTTCAATGTCCCGTCGTATTTTTATGTCTGTGGCTGCTGATAATGCAAGAACATTAAACCAAGATTTTATGAAACAATGGCTAGGTAGCAGAGACTCGTCTTCTGTTATTGCCAAACGCCGCAGTGCGAGCATTGGTAAGGACTCCTACAATGTTATGAATGCCGACCTGAATGCAGCTACATTCAATGATGGAAATACAATTAGCAGTGCATTGCGTCGTGCGCGTGGGTAATTGTATAACGAGTTTCGTAAAAAAAGACCATATACAGTCTTTTTTTATTTTTTAGGTAATCGCTCACTATTATTCATCGTCGTCATCAGGAGTATATGTATAATCACGTGAGCCACAATCAGAATCGTCTATCAACTTCCATTTTAGATGATACATGGAATTTCCGTGCTGTGTGGATTTCAATATCCATGCAATCTGATCGACAATTGGATTACCATACTCCTTTATACATCCTCCAAATACAAATACCGATGTATTGACATATCATAATTTATTTCAACTTTATTGGGTATATTATGATGTGTCAATAACAATGGTTTCTTATTATCCTGCATATGGTTATATTGTTTTCTATTCGAGTACATTATCACTGCTACCTTTATTAGTACACATACGAAAAACCACATTATGATTATAGGATGAGTTATTTTGTTAGTGAAATAAGCAGACATTCACTCATATGGTCAATTTTTCGCACTTTTTTTTCGCCATATACAATATATCCGTTCAAATGAATTCTTATTTAGTCGAGTTTTTTGCAACTGTCTTCTTTGTCTATGTTATATTGGCAACAGGTAATCCATTGGCCATTGGCGCGGCCCTTGCTCTAGTTATTCTACTTATTGGCCCTATTTCTGGCGGACACGTCAATCCTGCAGTATCAATTGTTATGGCATCTGCCGGCAAACTCCCAGTTAACGATTTAATCCCCTATTGTATGGCCCAAATATTTGGTGGTTTAGTAGCTCTTGAATTATACAAGCGTTATCAAGTTTAATTCGATTCGCGTTTTCAAATCATATTGTTTTATCGAGAACAATATGATCACATTGTCTTTTTCACTGCGCGGTACATGATATACAAACCCACTATGGTGAGAGAACCTACATATATTTTGGTCGTCATATTTAGAGGTGCCATGTTTTTTTCTTCGTCTGGTTTTTGATCGTGTTTAATGCCATGAAGTGGAGGAACGGTTGCATTTTTACCTTTGGTTTCTTCTTCGGTTAGCATAGTAAGAGATACAAATCCTTCTATAGGAGAAGCATTTTTGGTTTCCGTGATTTCTTTGATGTAGACTTCTTTTGCAGGAGATGCATCCAATATATCAGATGCCTGTTTGGTTATTTTTTGCCAAGGCAATTCAGTAGTATTTGGTAAAAAATTATCATTTCCACCCAGTGCAAGTTGCTTCGTTTTTATATCGCTAAATTCTTGAGAGTTGGTTATTTTTTGATTCGATTGTTTCGATGGGATGGGTAAATTATTGATAATTTGTGATTGCATAATCTATACATTCCCATTATATTTTATCAACGACCGTTTTATGTATTGTTTTCGCCATGGATTAACTAAAACTTTATTTGATACCTCATTGTCAAGCAAAAAAGAATGGAGTAAATAAAAAACTCTGGTTATGAAATTACATTATAAATTACCATCCTGCTACTTTAATGAACTGACTGAAGCTAGTTATTGCAAGATTTGCCCGTTTCTCTTCCTCTTTTTTGGCGATCTTGGCCCGTTTCTCTTCCTCTTTTTTGGCGATCTTGGCAAGTTTCTCTTCCTCTTTTGCTGCTATTATTGCAAGTTTCTCTTCCTCTTTTTTGGCGATCTTGGCAAGTTTCTCTTCCTCTTTTTTGGCGATCTTGGCAAGTTTCTCTTCCTCTTTTTTGGCGATCTTGACAAGTTTCTCTTCCTCTTTTTTGGCGATCTTGGCAAGTTTCTCTTCCTCTTTTTTGGCGATCTTGGCCAGTTTCTCTTCCTCTTTTTTGGCGATCTTGGCCAGTTTCTCTTCCTCTTTTGCTGCTTGGGCAATGAATCGTTGAATTACATGCATACGAGCTGTTCTTATATGAACTGCTTGTATCAATTCTGGTAAAACTACATTATTAACATTTCGCCTGATTCTAAGTTGGTAATTATTTAGTTCAGTTGCTTCTATTTGTTGTTTTTCTGCTAATATCATTGGACCAAATGTTTTTCTGGTATAGATATGAATTCCAATTATGAAATCGTATACAATTTTGCGAATTCGGTGATCGAATTCGTCTACACCACTCGTTAGCCCCTTTAACATATTTATAGTATCTGCTATCAAACGTGCAGTGGAACTACATACCGTCTTCTTCTTTTTGTCTGTGTAGCATGGTCGAATTATAGGTAAATATCCTCTGAATGTGAGATCGCTATATTTTCGACATCCCAATTCGTAGTGATAAATAGGATGCTCTCTAACAACTGTACCTCTCGACGTAGTGTAAACTGTGGGTGAGAGAATATCCAAATTAGGATGGATATTGCCATCCTTTGTTAATTTCTTGATAATACCATTCTCATAGACAAATATCAGTTGGTCCAGATCGGGTATCGAAAGTAGTCTATAGATAAGTGGATCACGCATGGTACCATTTATAGAACAAGGTTCAAGCAGTTGGTTGATTCGCGTGTCAATATCAAAATGTCTTTGAATTTGGAATCGCAATTCAGGTGCCATACGAGAGATTCTCATGATGTTAGTTATTTTTCAAATCGTAGTGATTATTATATTATGCAACTCTTGTATCTATGAGAATCCGATCAATTTTTTCGCCTTATTTTTTCAAAATACTTATTCATACACACGATTCAAACTAACATAAAACGGAACAATGTGTATTCGTATATGGTCGACATAGTTGTTGCATGCAATCATCATGGCGTGATTGGGAAAGATGGAGGGATTCCTTGGAACATAAAAGAAGACTTACGACACTTTCGTGATCTAACCGAAAATCATATCGTAATTATGGGTCGCAAAACATATGAATCTATCCCCAATGCTCCTTTGAAAAAGAGATGTAATATTGTTATTACATCAACTCCTGAACAGTATACCAGTATTTCAGATAGGCTGATATTTACCACAATGGAAAGGATAGATTATATTGTCGAAAAGCAACAGGAAACATGGGGAGAGAAAATATTTGTTATTGGAGGCGAAACTATTTACAAACATTTCTTTTCGCGCTCTAACACCATACACATAACGTTGGTTGAGAACATGGCGGATGGCGACGCGTATTTTCCTATACCGATAACTCATCTGACGGATAAACATGGCTTCCGACTAATTCATCTCGGAGACCAGGCACATTCGACGTCGGATGGTTCCATATTCCAATTCCTACAATACACAAAATAATAACATACATTCTTAGCGATGTTATTATTGACTATTGTCTCTAAAAATCAGCAGTGAAGTCAAATACGTCAGCATCTACTGTCTTGTTTGCGAGCGCATATTCAGAGTTGGTACGCTCAAAAAAGTTCACCTTGGACTCAACGCTGATGAGTTCCATGAAATCAAATGGGTTCTGTGAATGATAGATCTTGTCATATCCCAATTGCACCACTAGGCGATCTGCAACAAATTCTATATATTGTTTCATCAGAGTAGAATTCATTCCAATCATCCTGCATGGAATCGCTTCGGTAATAAACTCCTTCTCAATTTCTACTGCATCTTGGATAATCTCATAAATGCGTTTCTTACTCAGTTTTTTCTGCAATTTTGTATATAATAATATGGCGAATTCTGTATGGAGTGCCTCATCGCGCGAAATTAGCTCATTTGAAAATGTTAGCCCAGGCATAAGACCCCGTTTTTTAATCCAATAGATTGATGCAAATGACGCAGAGAAGAATATTCCCTCAATTGCAGCAAAGGCAACCAATCTTGCTGCAAAACTACTGCGGTTGTCGCCCAACCATTTCTTTGCCCAATCTGCCTTCTTTTGAATACATGGGAAATTTTGCGTGGCATTAAATAATGTCGTTTTTTCACTGCTATCTTGAATATAAGTATCAATCAATAAACTATACATTTCCGAATGGATGTTTTCCATGGCAATCTGAAATCCGTAAAATGCACGAGCTTCAGACAATTGCACATCACCCATGAAGCGCACGGCCAGATTCTCTAAGACTAGACCATCTGATGCGGCAAAAAATGCTAATACCATCTTGATGAATTTTTGTTCATCTGGGGTTAGGCTTTTCCAGTCATTCAAATCCTTCGATAAATCAACCTCCTCTGCGCGCCAAAAACAATCTACTTGACGTTTATACATCTCCCATACGTCATTTTCCTTGATTGGAAACATAACAAAGCGTGTATCGTCTGCTAGTAGAAGAGGGTCGGTTGATGTAGTATCTGCCATTTGCATATCCTAAATAATATACTCATTAGATTTTTATTCCCTTTTGTAAATACAATTTGTAATATTGTGTTTACAGTCGTATTTTTCGATTTGTTGCGGTATCATAGTGTCATATTTTGTGTCTGATACACCCGTTTTGTTTTTTCTTGTAAGTTTTGTTTTTTCTTGTAAGTTTTGTCTTCTTTTTTCGCATCGTTTTCGATGATTTTGCATTCTTTTTTTTAGTGGATTTTATTCCACGTTTCCTTTGCTTTTGTGGACGTTTTTTTCCTCCTTCACTATCGCTACCAAAATCAAATTTAACGGCAATTTTGTTAGCTTTGGTAAAATAACCCTTGGCCTGAGTACCTTGTTCCTTCATTTTAGATCGGTTATTTTTATCATCGTCTTCTACGCTGATCTGACGAGCGCCATCATTCGTTATACCTATATTTGCTTGATTATCCGATATATTTTCAACAAGTTTTGAAATATTATTATTATACTCACATACTGTTATCTCATGATGAAATGTTCCATCGACCGTTGTCATTAAATCGGTAGCATAACCATCCCATATTTTCTCATCACATATATATTTTAATAACTGTGTATCCTTTTGATTGTCGGAATTACGTACACGACGAGTACCATCGGTATCATTTTCAGTATATCCATAATTATTTTTCAATATATCTTGAATCTCAGGTGAAGCATTATTGTAAAAGTTTTCAATATTCTTATCAAGTGCTAATAATTTCAGGTCTTTTTCTACTGTGAATTTGTACACATTTTTTCCATATGTTTCGGCTACCTCTTTTGTGTATGCAAAAAAACGAGGCGGGTCAATGTGTATTTTTTGTGGAGTAGCAATGCTTTCGTTGACGTTTTTTTCGTTATCGTTATTTCTGTCTGGAAAATTCTTGAGAAAACTCAATGCGTTTTCACGGTTATCTCCGCGATACAACAGGGTTTTAGCAGGTAATTCATAATAATCATTCTCGAGTTTTTGTTCTGGATTGCTAGCTAAAACAAGGTGTAAAAAGGTATGATTATTGAGAGATATATTTGAACTGTTGACACTTAACATTATTATATAGAATCTGGATACAATAATTATACTAAACCTTTCAATGATTTGGGAATTTTTTTGTATTTTTTATAAAGCTGTAATATATCGGCGTTACCATTCGCAATTAATTCGTTAATTAGTTCAGTACTCACGACAACATTCGGATATCGTTTGAATATCTCTTCAACAATATGTTTAAACTGCTTGTTATTAAATGTGAACTTGGATAACTCGTACAATAAACTTTTTCCCGACATATTCTTTACATTAGGATTAAAATCCTTGTGTTGAACCAGAATCATAGCTTGTTCTAGTCGTCGTGTTCTATCGGTGGGTGTTTCACCGTGCATGTATGTTATGTAGCGGAATACTTCATGGCTATCGAAAGGCATTATTTTTTTACAAATTTCCTTAATATCCTTTCTACAAATGGGACACGTTGGTTTGTCTTTATTGCCTTTACACCAACCAATCAAACATTTTTTATGAAATTTATGTTTACATTTGGTAGTGACGTTTCCAGATATAATTCTGTCTAAACAAATAGAACATGTATTGTCTAAAACACTTTCACAATTACCAGTTTTCTTATTTTTGCGGGTTCCGTTTTTACAACGACTACGCTTCTGAGTAGACATTATATAACATATGCGTATATTATTAATTACTATGTGTCATAATCATAAAAAAATGTCCGAATGTGTAAATACTTTACATTTGTAATGCGGGATAATTCAAACCAGAATATACATCATTGAATATTACATTATTTTGAGCTGTCTTGCATACATTTTGTTGAGCGTTTTGTAATATCACAATTATCCGTCTTNTTGTTGTACTACATATAGAGAAAAATCGTTGTTGTAAGTACGTTATGTCTCACATATTATTTTCAATGTTTAGTATATCTAGGATGAGCTATAAGGAAGAAGGTGCATTGGGACATATTGTCTCTGATGAACGAAAACGCACAAAGAAAACGAAAAAACAAGCGGAGAAGCAGTTGTTCAAAGAATACGGTTATGAAATCGAAGAGGAGAGAGAACAATCATTTTGCAATCAACGTAAAACATACGAGAACATGCAGTATTTATCACAAACAGAGCGCAAGATTTTTGATGCGAAGTTTACTAAGCCCAAAAATGGTAGCCAGAGAGATTATCATAACCTTCTCAATCAGCGATCTAAGAAAATTGTCGTGGCTACAGGTCCTGCTGGAACAGGAAAAACCTTGTTGGCTACAGAGAATGCGGTGAAACAACTCTTGCTAGGCAATTGTGAGAAGATGATCTTTACACGTCCCTCTGTATCTGTGGATGAAGATCTCGGATTTCTACCAGGCACATTAGAGGACAAAATGGCTCCATGGATAAGACCCATTTATGACATATTACATGCTTTTATTAGTCCAAAGGAAGCACAAACGATGATCGAAGACAAAATTATTGAAATCTCACCTCTCGGATTCATGCGCGGACGAACCTTTAAAAATTGCTGGATTGTAGCAGATGAAATGCAGAATTCAACCATTGCACAAATGAAAATGCTGATGACGCGTTTGGGTGAGAACAGTCGCCTAGTTATCACTGGTGATTTAGAACAACACGATAGACCCAATGATATGAATGGATTGGAAGATTTTCTCAATAAATTTCGTGGTCGCAGATCATCTAGTATCACCAGTGTTGAATTTGACCGTAGCGATGTTCAGCGTGAAGAAGTCGTTAAAGAGGTGCTCGATATTTACGGAGGCGATATACCCGTGGAATACAGAGAAAATAGTGGCGATGATAGTACTCTCTAATCCATATGTTCTCTGTATTTTAGCCCATTTTTAATTTCCAGGCATAAAGTATATCATATATTTTCATTATGTTTAAACAAATGAATGCCACAATCAAGAATTCTGTTCGAAAACTAGACACAAAAACACTCTTGCATAGCAGAGTTGTCTTGTATGCTCTTTGTATTTTAGCTCTCATCAATGTCGTATATCTTGCAAATTCTCGCGATAAAACCAATCTTTTCTTATTTTTGATCATTGGATTCCTTACCTCTTTTTTTAGCAAGAATATGATTGTTATTCTACTTACAGCTCTTGTTGCATCTCAATTACTATGTCGTTGCATGGGTAAGCGCATGTTTGAAGGAGCCGAGAACATGGAAAAATCAGACGAAGAGGAAGTGAATACCGATAACAAAGAAGAGGGAGAGAAAGTAGAAGAGGACCCTAGCGAACAACTCAAGGCATCTGCTATTTCTGATGCAACTATTGCAAATGAGACAAAAGAGTCGGAAGACACAGAAAAAAAAAGAGAACTTTATGACAAATTAAAGGGAGATTTCAACGAATTTCAAAGCATTCAGAAAGAGATTTTAGCCGGAATGAAGGAGATAGACCCATTGTTGTCTAAGGCAGAAATGTTTATCGAGAAATTTGAAGATTATGGTAAAAAATTAAAGAAATAGATTGATTGGTTGATTTTCATAGAATACACAATTATTCTATGAAATATTATCGAGAGAAAGTATAAGTAAAGTATTTCATAATGGGATGGATAGACGATGCAATCGATGATGCGATTGATAAAGTTATGAAGCCATTTAGAAGATGGGTTCAAAATACCATCCGGTCTATAAGTAATGGTATTGTGAGTGGATTTAATGAAATTACGGGTTTTTTTAAAGATTTGATTATGAAACCGATCGATGGAATCGATAAAATGATTGCAGATATGAAAGAAATAGTATGTTTTATCAAAAAAATGCCCCCGCGGGTATCCAATATACAGCATGGGTTCAATAACATATTCAATGGTATTGGTGATAAATTCGAAGCATTGGGGATTTCTATCGGTCTAGGATATAAAGACACAAAGGTATTGATAAAATATGCAGGGGAATATGTATTGAAATATATTGAATGTTTACTCAAATTCATTAAGAATTTTTATAAATGTGCTGTTTTCTACTTTATGGATTTTGTTGGTATTGTTATCTATTTACCCATTCGCATCATACTCTGGTTCTTTGATCATATAATGGGATATAGTTTATATGAGGTTGAATCCAAAATATGGAAGCAGCTAGATATAGTCAATGATTTCATTTTTTCGATTATTGGTTTTCATGTACTACATTTCCCGAAAAGTATTAGAGAGGATTGTTATATGTGTAAACGCTTGAAACCGTCAGTATTACAAGAAAAATCCGATAATTTACAAACTACAGTTAATAAGACGATACCCGAAATTATGAATAAATCCGGTTGTCGCATACGTAGAGGCAAGCGACAATTGGATGAAGTCGGTAAATTCCCGAATGCTAGGTGGCCAGAAGAGATTGAATAATGGATACGTATAACATAGGTTTATTATATCATAAATAATATAATAAGCATTTGTCAATGACGCGTTATCGCCGTATTAGCGATATGAACAACAATGATTCAACACAAGAAGGTTTCATTGGCGATATCATGAAACCGATTTTCTCACCTATTGAAAAAGTATTTAGAAGCATCACAAAAAGCATAACCGATGTTATCGATGGAATTGATGATATGATACAGGATTTTATTCAAATTGTCTGTTTTTTCAAAACAGTTCCGAAACGATTTCGTAATTTAGAGTCCGGATTTGATAATATTTTCAATGGTATTGAACAAGAATTCACTGCATTGGGGTTTGCATTTCAACTTGGCTTCAATAGTATAACGGAAATGGTTGCTTACATAGCAGAGTTTGTGAATTCCTATATTAATTGTGGAGTGAAATTTGCAACAAACTTTATTGGGTGTCTTCCCTTTTACCTAGCAGATATTGTTGGCTATGTTATGTATTTACCCTTTCAAATCCTTTTCTGGATATTTTATGAAATATTTTCAATAGACCTTTATACGACCGAGGCGAAAATTTGGAAAAGTATTGGGGATTTGAATAATATATTTTACTCAGCGACAGGTGAACATTTCCGCCACTGGCCAAAAAATATTAGAGAGGATTGTTATATGTGCAAACGATTGAAACCAGAAGCAGTTATTAGGCAGGCAGCAGAAACAGATAGAGTATTTAGCGAAGATATTCCATGCCAATTTGATGCAGCCACTGCGCAAATTAAGAAGGGTGCAAAACAGATCAATGAAGTATTTGCTTATCCAAGTGCAAGAGACCCAAAAGATGTTTCATAATCTCTATCATCGAATTTGGTAAAAATATGACGATCTTTTTTTATCATGAAACTATATAATATCACAAAATATGCCGAAAAAATGTATGCCCGGTGTTATATGTGTAGAGAACATAACGTTATTTTTTCTTGTCATTATCATCTCACTCATAATATACATTGGATATCGCGAGATCACACGTAATCGTCAGTCGACCAATACATCTACGATTTTACTCCCATCCAACAATGAACATTCCACTACATTAGTGCCGATTGCGTCCAGACAGGATACATTCAATGATCCTTATACCCCGCCTTTGAAAAATACGGGATTTGTCGACATGAAGCAGAGGGGAGGTATACCTATTAATGTACAAACTCGCGGCATTGTTAGTGATTATCAGCAAGTTGGTATTCTTACGCGCCAAAATGCAGGTCCTGACAATATGATACTACCATTAATGGGTAAAAAGGTTATGTCTGGTCGCGATAAATGGCAGTATTATACTATATCTGGATCCGGTAATTTAAATACGAAGCTCCCTATTAGCGTGAATGGAAAGAGTTGTACAGGTGAGTATGGATGCGATGATATATACAATGGAGATACCGTATTCGTAGAAGGATATAACGACACTTTCAATGCAACCATTTACGAAAATAATTTAATGCAGTATATTCCACAGCTTTAGAATAGTAGGGCCATTTTAGAAGACAGATGACAGTTTAGAATAGTCGGTTTCGTTTCAACAAAATAAACTATATGGATATAATATATAGTTTATTTTCATAATTGATGTCATTTTTTAATACAAATGCTGATAGAAATGTCGTACGGGATATTGTTAGTTTTGATTACAATCGCGTCTCTATCTACAAGAATGATATCGTAGAACAGACAACCAATCCGAAACGTAAAAGCAGTCCAGCAATTGACAAAGGGTCTATTGAGGGGGAATTGATACCTAACAAAGAGACATATTTCAAAATCGATTTCCCGAATAAATCTCCTAATTTCTCCTATGCAAACATGAAACCACATTCCTATACAGCTACCCACATGTACCTATTCGGACTTTTACACAATAATATTTCTGGTGTTTCCGTTGGAAACAAAGACATTGTTGGAGAACTGGTTATCGAACATGCCAATAATATGGCTAATACAGGCAAAGTATACACATGTTTTCTATTAAAACGTGGAGATAAATCCAGTGATTCTACCTTTATTGATTCCCTCGTCGGTCGCATTTCAACAGACAGATCAAATAACAAAGAAATTGTGTCTGATTTGAATACTATCATTCCGAACCAGAAAAAGTGCTTTTATTATACAGATATGCCTCAGAAAAAATGGGTTCTCGATGAGAAAATAAAAAACCATGTATTTCTCTTCTATGAGCCTATTGTGATACAACCTAATACGGCAAAGTACATACTCGATTCCCTTTCGACAAATGTACCTTTTTTTAATACAAATTCATCGAGCGACACTGTAAACATTGATATACAACCCGGTGGTATAATGGAAGGTATGGTAGAAGGGAATGAAGATAATTTATATATCGATTGTCAGCCGACCGGTGAGAGTGATGAAACCATACAAGCTTATAGTATTCCGATCAAAAGTGAGTATGGTGATTCTAAAGGAAAAATAGATTTTATGCGAACTATTGTCAACATGTGTATGTTTTTAATGATTGCTGCAGGTGCTTATTTTATCGTACCTCCATTCTATAAAAACAGCGTTATCGATAAGATAAATATTCAGAATATCGACGATCTTACAACACGCAAGAAGAATATCAGTCTAGCAGACAACACATTGATAACGGTATTTATCACATACATCCTATATGCATTCTATCTCGGAATTACTTATACAGATATGACATCATTTATCTATATCGGATTTGCACTTTCAATCACCGCAGCATCAATGTATTCCATTGTACAGTCTAAAAAACTCGATGACGAATTCATGACAACACGTGTAGAAAACAAGCCTCCTATCAAATCTCTGTTCTCGATTGACGAGCCAGTGAAATTGTCCTATGGTGAAAAGTTCGCATTTATTTCAACATTGTTTGGAATCGCATTTTCTCAAGAGAATCGAATGAATTTTATTCTCACATGGATTATCATGTATGTTATGATGATGGTTATTGTTAACATTTTCGTATTCAGTAAGATAGACGAGAATGAACAATCGACGTCGTTATGGGAGTGGGCATTTCCATTATTCATATTGAATACGACGATAATCACACCAGCCATCTTTTTATCGATAACGTAAACATTGAGTCATCACACTCATATACAATGTCGTTTGTATGATCTATTTACATCAACCTTATTGGGATGGTGTAAATAATAGTATGTATCGATTAGACCATGGATGCACCATTGATGTTCTCGGCAATGGGACTAAAGCCACTGACAACGTAGTCGGCCATCTGGCTTTTACCAACAGGAGCCATCTTATCTACTACTTCTTCTTCTAGTGTATCTTTTTTAATGGGATTCATTTGTTTCATTGCAACATCCTTGTTTGCTTGAGAAGGTGTGTGTTTCTGAATAGCAGTGGCTGTAGGTTGTTTGCAACATCTACGTAAAAGTTCATATGCAACAATGATATACAAAACAGCTAAGATCGGACTGGAGTAAAAAAATAGATAGATTGAAACTATAAATACACCCATCATACCAATTGGGCTATCAATCATGTTAGCTACTGTATCTGGTGCATTGATGGGTAAAACAATGTATAATACAAAGACGGCGGCTAGAATTAATTCTAAAGGGGTCAGTTTCTTGAGGACTTCGGGCACTTTCATAAGGGCGTATACTATATTCTATGATTATATTTTACTGGCGATAATATTCATGCTTTATCCGACGACTGTAAAATTGAAAAGAAACTTCTTTTTTGCAAATGGCCTAAACTCTTTCGTTTCATATAGTATATTATAGACCATGAACTATCGACGCAAAATTACGAAGAAAGCATCACCTAAATACATCATCGATTCTACATTCAAAGAACTCGTTCGGAAAAGTGCCTATATTGGTAAAAAGGGATATACCATCCCTCGCGAGATTCTNACAAAAGAAGAAGACGAATTCCTCCATAAAGAATTGTTTGTGAAACCCGAAATGTTCGGTGCTGCATATGGTGCTGATGCATCTGATACATCGAATGCATTCCCAGTCTACCGCGAAAATACAAAAAAATTATATTTGCCTCGGTTTTATGGAATAAATCGGTATGGTCTTCCGGACCGGTGCGATATTGATCCGGGCAATAACATCGACGTTGAATTCCCGAAAACCGTCCGCGAGTATCAGACACATATTATCAAACAATACACCGATTATGTGAATACGCCGATAAGCAATGGAAGCAATATGATGGGCAGCGGGGGCATACTAGAGGTTCCATGTGGTCGTGGTAAAACGGTTATGGCTTTGAAAATCATTTCATTATTACAAAAAAAGACGTTAATCTTGGTGCATAAAGAATTTCTCATGAATCAATGG